GGTATCTGGCTTCCCTCAAGAAATAAATTTGCATATTCGTTGTATGTCATAATTTCACCTTATGTTATTATATAATGATTCCAACCATAATTATAACTTGATGGTTGTTGAATTTTCATATTTACTATAATTCTATCTCCCGCTTGCATACAACTACTATTATATCCTGCAACCCATTCGGCAGCGGGTATAGAAATATTACGCATGATTGTTCCATCAAACGCTAATTGTTTTAATGATAGATTTTCCCAATCGAACCACCATAAAGAAGGACCATACTCGTCTATTAAATTAGCTGTACTAGACCAAACGCCGGAAGAATCAAGCGGTAATGTTCCCTGAGATATCATTCCATCTACTTTGTAAAGGCTTCCGGTAGAACTAGATATAATATATGCATTATCTTTTGTTGAAAAAGGTACAGGGTCAAGAATGTCTGTTATTCTTGATATATTGTTGGTTTCGGGATAATATATTATAAATCCTTGGTCTGTAGATGTAAATATTGCAAACTTATTTTGGTTATCAGGAGCAGAACCATACAGCTTCATACTGTTTCCTCCAATTTCTCCGTATACAGGAGAACTAGTTATTAATGAATTATCGCTTAATTTTAGGGAGTGTGCCACAATAAGAGGAGGTCCTCCACCAACATAATAAGAATTACAAACAACCAAATAGTCTTCTCCTAAAAATACAAAATCAAAATTTGGTACATCATCATAACCAATAATTTCTGAATTATAACCAAGTATTTCCCACGCTGTATTTTGTGTATAGTTTCTATACATAAAATGATATCCTGTATATTCTTCAATTTCCGAGTCATATGTATAACTCCATAGATATATCCATAAATCCCCGTTGGATTTCATTAATATTGCCAAACTTCTTGGGTCAGTAACAATACCGTAGTCCACAGATGAACCTGTTTCAAAATTTAAAAGATAGATAGGACATTCCCAGTATGGCTCAATCGAGTAAGACCTTGGAACAACTAATATTTTTCGGTCTTCCAAAAATGACATTAATACACCTGAAGATAAAGAAAAATCATCAAATGTGTTTACCGTTATTTGAGTATTTCCTTTCGTAATAATATTATATTCAGTTATCACTAATGTATCTTGACCAATCCCATGACCAGTAACATCTAGAAAATATATATAGTTTTCATTCACAATATGAGGGTCTGTCCAACAAACCCAATCTTGTCCTATTCCTAATAACACACTTCTATTTTCCCACATGAGGTCAACATTTTCGCTAAGATTTATTGTATTTCTGGTATCCCTTGTTTCTATTCCCATTCCCATAGTGTTAATACGATTATGTCCTGAATTACGTAAGAATCCCGTTCTACAAGGCGTTTCACTACTATTTAAATACACATTACTATTTTCTTTATATGTCATAAAATACCTCTTTTAATCATCTTCTTAAATATCGTGAAAAACTTCTGTTTTAGCATAATATTGACTGTGATATACGTTACAATTTCCACCGTTACTTGAAAAAGCATAACCCACTCCACCATTGCTATCTGCAACAATAGTAGAATTTTCCACAAGCAGGTCTACCCCTAAACCACTTATATATACAGAAACCGTAGAGCCAGAACCACATTGATAAGCATATATTTCACAACCCTTTATCCTAGAAATTTCACTTCCGCTAGTAGTTTCTGTGGCAATCACTGTATAAATTCCATCAGCACTATTTGCTTGATTTATAATCTTTAAATTTTCTAAAAGACAACCGGGTTCTATTGTGACTTGTCCTTCAATGATACTTTCACGGCTGCTAACTCCAACTAAATTAATCCCAGTGGGGATAGAGAAATTTCCAGTTATATCTACATCGGGAAGAAATATTACATCCCCCACTCTTGCCGCAGTAATTGCCGCATTAAGACCAACAGGAGTTGGGTCATACATTGCCACACTAACCCCACCTGAAAATAAAGTTATTTTAATTTCGGTAAGACCGCTTCCACTTCCCCCACCTCCTACTAAGCCCCATAGATTAAGGGGTATGCCATTCCATAGCAAAGCATTTGATATAAGATTTATACTACCGGGATTAATATCAATTTTTTCTGCTGGCTGTATGCCTCCTACTGTTATTCCGGTGGTTAGATTTAAATATCCGGCTTTATAATCCCTTGTCCAATTGTTAAATGCTTGGGAATTTAGATTTATAGCTGTTCCCGCATTCAACGCCTTAGTCATTAAATCATTAAAGCGATATGTCTCATCATTTAGACGTAAACGATTTCCAAATATTAATTTAAAATTTGTGGGATTATCAAAATCTATATCTGCCCCTAATAGTATGGGTAACAAATATCTTCCTGGTTCTATTTCTAATGTAATTTTTTTTCCTAAGTCTAATTGCGCTCCGAAGGTTTGTAAATCTTTAATTTGCAAGAAATTAACACTATCGATTTCAAAACTATATCTCGGCATTGATATTTTTTCTAAAATACCTACGGCTTGATTATATAACGATGCTTGTTGTAATAATTTCGATGCAGAAGTCATAATATCTGTTAATATAATATTATCATTAACATATGATGATTGTATTATAAAAGGTTGTAGTTGATTTAATTGGTTCATACTGAAGTTAGCAGGATTATTAAAACTTAAACTATCTGCTATTCCAGCAAGAATTGTAAAATGTCCATCCATATTGCTCTCTAATATTGCTATTTCTGCTTGTACAGCACTTGCCGCTGTATATAGTACCATCAAATATTCATGAATTTCTACCATTGTTTGGTCATCTATACTGCTTCCGCTTTGCAAATAAAAATTATATTGTGTTTGCCATGTGAGAGCAGAACCAGAAATGGTTGCTAATTGAATATCGTGGTCCATTTTATCTTCACTATCTTCAAATAAACTTAATATTTGAAAACTATATGATGGCATAAAATCTGAATATTTATTTTCCCATTCCCCTATAGCGTCTATTAAAGATGAATCCATCCATTCTGTATTTTTAAAATATTGAAAATTATATATATAATTATTTCCTAATGGATTAACATAAGTGATACCTAAATCACCACCACCAACAACAAAAAGGCAAGTAGCTAATTCATCTGTTACTTCATCAACTGTCATTGACGTAATTACATTATCATGTGAGATAAATATATCTGTTAATTCTATATCTTCATTGGCATCATAAACAAATATCACATCATTAATCGTATCGAAATCAAAGATGCATTCATAGGCTTCTTCGATATCAGTCATTAAAAGATTATAAATACTCGTATCTGCTACATCAAAACTTCTGTATTTAGTATCAATTATATCAGGAATAATATCAAACGTCCAACCAGCAAGATATTGCTGTAATTCAATATATAATTGTGTTAGAGTAACAGGAATTGGACCAAGCGATATTAGACTCCCGCTTGAATCATATAAACCATTTCCAGATACAAACGATGTTAATTTTCTAGATGACAATTCTACTTCTAAAGATTGGCAATCAACTTCTTTATATTTAATAATACCGTCATTATTTTCATTAATACCAGTTATCATGAAATATCCTATACTATCAACATATACTAATCTTCTATTGACAATATATGCATAATATGGCATTAAAATTCCATCAATATATTCATCTGCTCGAAAATTTAATTCGGAAATAGCATTGTATCTTGGAGTATATTTTCTTTCTGATATTCCCCCTAGTGCATATAATTTTTCTTTGTTCGGGTTACATAATGTGAAGGTTGGAATCTCCGCTAGATTAAAAAAATCGAAGTTTATACTTGGAATTCCTGTCATTTTAGCCTCCTATTTTAAACCTCTCTGTAAATTTAATTTCAAATAAATCAACTGTTTGCGGAGAAGAAACTGCTACAAGATTAATTTTTGGTATTAACCTAAACCAATAATTATTAAAATAAGTTAATAAACCAGTTGTATCTGATGTTATCATTTGCATATCATTATTTATTGTAGCTTCTATTGAAGCAGATGGCATATCTGTAAAACCAAACATCCTCTCATTATCTGAATAATTAGTCATGTAAAAAGATGAGGGGGTTGCCCCACTCATTATAAAATGAACTGTTGGATATAGATATTCATCTTCGCTGGATGAGTTATAAATTTCAAGCATTGCTGTGGATGTAGAAGAAGCACTTCCTGAAATAGTTTTTTCTGGTCCATAAGCCCAAGGACTATCACAAGATACTGTACATGTGAAAGCATAGTTCATGTTTCCTATATATTGAGGTTCTGGATTAGTCATAAAACAATTAAAATAAGCCCCGTTTAAATCGTCTTGTAAAATATACAGTTTTTTATATTCCGCTCTACCAAACAACCACGCAGAAATAAGGTCTCTGTCCATTGCACTGATAGGTCTTTGTGTAGCAAAAGTTAGGGGGAACTCTAAAACCGGTTCCTGTGTTCTGCCCAAAAAATAAATTTTTGATTTCCTTAAAACTCTTTGCGACAAAATATTCACATTCGCACTCCCCACACCAGAGAAAAGCCCGGCGCTCTCAAAGGTTACAATCTTGAGGTCGAAAGTTGCAGATGGAATTCCATCATAAGAAAAGTCGAACGCATAGAAAGAACTCATTTTTAACCTCCTTTTTCCATAAACATATTATATATATGTTTCCAACTCTCCCCTTTTAAAATATGATTAATATTTTTAGAAGAACATTTTTTTGAATATTTATCTGAAATTTCTTTTTTTGTAAATTTTTTAATAAAAAATGAATCTAGAATATCTAAAACATCTGATTCCTTAAGTATTGCTTTAGGGTTGTTTTCTCCTGTTCGGTTAGGATGATTTTCGGACATATTCTTTTTTGTCTCTTCAGAATGATGTTTTCCGAAAAAAGGATTATTTTCTCCAGATGAATCCCAATGATTTTTAGACATTTTCTTTTTTGTTTCTTCTAGCCTAGTTTTTCCTTTGTTAGAATTTGATATTCTTGTTTTTGTTTCTTCTGAACAATGTTTTCCAAAATTAGGATTATTTTCCCCTTTGTTAATTTCTCTTAATTTGTTTTTTGTTTCTTCCGAGAGATGCCTTCCTTTGCCTAACTTTTTATGAGATTCTCTTAATTTTATTTTTGTTTCTTCTGATGTAACACGTCCGGAAGAACCATCCCCTCCTTTTGTCATATTATAACCAAATTCCGGATTATTGGTTTTATATTCCTTTATCCAATATATTTCTTTTTCTAACAAAATATTTTCTTCACAGTTTTCTATAATCCATAATTTAAAATTTTCTTTTCCATATTTACACCATGCTTTTCGAAGATGGTCATTTTTATGAATATTATTATTTAATTCTCTTTTATGAGCATTCCATCTTTTATTAATATTTACTGATTTTCCTATATATTTTTTATTGTTTATCATATTTTCTATACAATAGATTCCTGTTTCCATTCTATTCTCCTGTACTCCAAAAAATAAGAATGGGAAACGGGAGTCTCGCTTGTCAGATGATTCATGAGGTCATCCTATCCCATTCTTTTTTATTATATAGCAAACGAATCCGCTGTCCTTCTTATACCCCTTCTTTCGAGGCTTTTATTTATTTCTTTAATTACATCTTTTTTAAGTTTAGGTAATACTGTCTTATCTAAAGAACCT